AGCAAACTTCTTTGGTGCGCCTGATTTAAAGCAGATTGCAAGAAATTTGGTCGTGCATGCAAACGCTATGAAAACAGTGATTGGCAATCCTACATTCTCTCAGCATCGCCTGGTTGTGTCAGAAGGTATCTACGAACCTAACCCTAAGTTTGAAGTGCAAGAAGTTCCTGCAGGTTCGAAAGAGAATGCGAAGAAACTCTCAAAACAAAATCCTGGTGGTTCGTACGGTAAAGGACCTGACGGATGGGTTGCAAGAGTTCCTCTGTACGTTGGTGAAAGACCTAGTGGCGGAAGCGTTAATGATTTAAGAAGAACAGGGCGCGCAATCGTTTATCAGCTAATCGATAAAGACGGTAAGACTGATCCTCGCAAAACATTTGATCTTGCAGTGTTCTGGAAAGATTATATTGATTATGACAAGTTAACTCTTGACTACGATACCTTTGATCCCAGTGGTGAATTGACTTGTCAAATCGTGTTAGAAATGCCAAAAGTTCCTCCTAGCTTTGAACTTAAGTTTGCCTACAATATTCAAACGACTTACAATGGCGAGCTTCAGACAAAAAATGAACTGTTAGAAATACTTCCTGATGACTGATATAAATAAAAAGAAAAGGTTTTAACCCCCATGGCTAAAATTTTCTCAACAGAAGATACTAATCTAAGTACGAGCATTCGCGTCGTAAAAGAACGTGAATACTCGGACGTTGATTTGTCTTTGGATGCGAGAACGTCTACTGACGGTGATGTTTTTCGAAAGACAGACGCGGCTTCTGTTAAGCAAGCTATTAAGAACCTTTTGCTCACAAATAAGTACGAGAAGCCTTATCGCCCGCAGTACGGAGCGAATCTAAGCGGCTTGCTTTTTGAGTTGATGAGTGAAGATGTTGGTGAAGAAATTATTGACAACATCAAAACTGCGATTCAGAGATACGAACCTAGAGCAAAGGTTTTAAATGTTAAAGTTACTGCTACGCCAGATTATAACAGCGTAACGGCAACGATTGAATTCAGAGTAGTGTCTACGGGTGTTGTTGAGAGTTTAAGAGTCTCGTTGAATCCTACGTCGCCTGCAGAAATTCCAGTTCTTCCAATTTCTACAGAGCCGTTTATTATTTACGATGGCATTATCAGGTCCGAAGCTGATGATCGTCTTGCTACTTATCGAGGCGATCTGGTCAAGAGAGATTTGGTAATTCCACCACCAGATGCGCTACTGACGGATCCAGATTCGGATATGATTTTCGCTCTATTCAATGGCTTCATTGAAGGCGTTCTTCTTATCGATTCTGACCTTATCGAAGGTATTCTTACAGTACCTGACGAAGATCAAATCTTTATTCAAACTGGTGTGGATTTCATTATTCCACAGCAAGTTATTTAATCGGAGTAGAAAATGGCGACTACCATTAAGTCAACGGAACTAGATTTTAACACAATCAAGAACAATTTGAAGCTGTTCTTGGCGCAAAAGCCGGAGTTCGCTGACTATAACTTCGAAGCGTCGGGTCTGTCAAATTTGCTTGACGTTCTAGCATACAACACGCATTACAATGCTTTGCTTGCTAACTTTGCGCTGAATGAATCGTTTCTAAGCACCGCACAATTAAGATCGTCTCTTGTCGGGCTTGCAGGAAGCTTGGGCTATCAAGTGGGTTCTAGAAAAGCCTCTTTTGCTGTTGTTAATTTGAGCGTTGTAAATAATGACAACCCTTCTACGATGACTATTTCATCGGGAACAAAATTCACAACTACGATTAACAACAAAAGCTACACGTTCCAAACTCGTGATGCTCTAATAGCAAATGCAGACGGTACTGGTGTTTACAACTTCACTCTTAATGGCAATCGAAACATTCCTATTTACGAGGGTGTGACCAAGCGCAAAACATTCATTGCGGGTCCTGCTAGCGAAAATGACACGTACGTCATTCCCGTAACAAATCTAGACCTCGATACAATCACAGTTAAGGTTTATGACAGCGTTACGTCAAACAGCTACGATCTCTATGTCAACATTATCAATACAACAACCATTGACGAAGATTCAAGAATTTATGTTATCAAAGAATCTCCGAATGGTTACTATGAATTGACGTTTGGTAATGGTGTGCGACTTGGTAAGAGCCCGCAAGCTGGCAATAAAATCGAAGTATCGTACACAACTGTTGCTGGTCCTGAAGCTAACGGCGGGCGAACTTTTGTTCCTACGTCGACCGTTGATGGCAAAACAATTGTTGTCACCACGGTCTCGGTGTCTTCAAACGGATCGTTCAAAGAAGAAATCGAATCGATTCGAAAGAACGCACCTTTTCAGTGGGCGGCACAGAACAGAATGGTGACTGCACAAGATTATGCGGCACTGATTAAAAGAAACTTTACAAACGTTATTTCTGATATTAAAGCTTGGGGTGGTGAAGATAATTTACCACCTAGATATGGTAGCGTTTTTGCGTCGATTGTGTTTGACACCGATGACAATGTTGTCATTACAAATACAAAGAACGACATTCTAAGTCTGGCTAAAGACTTGTCTGTTGCTTCATTTGCACTTGAGTTTGTCGATCCTGTTGAGACATATCTTGAAGTCTCTACGGTCTTTCAGTTCAATCCGACCCTAACTTCGCTTGATCAATCGACCATTGAAGAACAAGTTAAGAACACAATGCAAAGCTATTTTGATACGAGCGTTGGAGGTTTCAACCAATCGTTCCGTAGATCAAACATGCTTACTGATATCGATGACACCGACGATTCGATTTTGTCGAGTCGTGCTGACATTAAAATGCAAAGCAGATTCGTTCCTGATCCTACAGCACCAGTACAGACGATTTATTATCCAGCGGCTATTTCAGCGCCTCTTGATGATTCGTTCATTATTCAGTCGGATCCTTTCTATTACAATGGCAAAGCGTGTAACTTCAAAAACAAGCTGGACTCAACTACGATTCAAGTCATTGAGATTTCTACTGGCAATCCTTTGATCGATAACGTCGGAAGTTACTCTGCAACAGATGGAACGATTACGTTAGTGAATTTCACAGGTACCATTATCACAGGCGATTATGTAAGAGTGACTGCGGTTCCGGCAAACCCGTCTGTTATTAACCCATTAAGAAACAACATTCTGAGATATGATGCACAAGCCTCTAGAGCCCGCGCAGTTATCACGGATACTGTATAAATAACATCATCGTGTAAAGAGAATTAACTATGACAGCATCGGTCACCAACAGTTTTAGAGAACACCTGCTGACGCTATTAAAAGCAGACATTGATAGCGATGGTGTTCCTTATCATATTGGAATTTCTAGAGCAGAACCAATTACGGCTTCTGATGCTATTACTGCTGAAACTTTAGGCTCTGTTTACAATCAAACAAAGTTTCGACACACTTTACAGTCTGTTAAGGTGTTAAGCAATGTGTCTTATGTGATTCCTACGATCACGTGGCAAAGCGATGAGATTTATGAAGCCTATGATAACAACAACCCGTTTCAGACAAATTTTTACGTAGTCAATTCTCTGAGAGAAGTTTTTCTTTGTATCGAACAAAGCAGACTTGACGATGGTACTGCTCAAGAATCATTTGCCGAACCTGTTGCAAGTCTGGTAAACAACACCACAAAAACGCTCAGAACTTCTGATGGCTACTTGTGGAAGTACATGTACAAGATTAGTAATTTGGCTTATGGCACGTTTCGTACAAAGACATATACTCCAGTAAAAAGAATTGCAAACAGAAACACTACGATTCCAGAAGAGCGCGACCAATTGTCTCTTCAAGATAGCGCTACTGCTGGGCAAATTCTTAACATTGCGATTGACAGCGCTGGCTTGAATTACACAAGCCCTACAATCACAATTAGCGGTAATGGTTCAGGTGCTAGATTTGTCGCTGATGTTTTTGACAACAAGATCGTCAATGTTCGTTGCGACTCAAATGGCTTTGGTGGTTATCTGCACGGCGAAGGTTATGATTATGCAAAAGTAATCGTGACTGATCCAGGTGGCGGTACAGGCGCTAAGCTAAGAGCAGTTATTTCTCCAAAGAGAGGCATTCATTACGACCCAGTCGATACATTAAAGTGTCGAGAACTGATGCTTCAGACAGACTTTATTGGGAACGAAGAGAACACAATCGTTGCGAATAGCACAGAGTTTTATCAGGTCGGCGTAATCAAAGACTTGACAGTTTTCGGTGGAGACTCAGCATTTACAGGTAACACTGGGCAAGCCGCTAAGATTTTCACAATCGGCACAGTCAGTGGTGCTTGGGTAGAGAACGACACGTTCACTAATACCCTACAGACAGCCACAGCAAAAATTTATTACGTTGATACGAACACGCTATATTATTTCCAAGATGAAGAGACGGGGTTTGAAGAGTTTGCGCTTGGTGACAACATTATCAATGAGCAAGGTGGAACTGCGCAAATTTTGGCTAAAGTAAATCCGGCAGTTGACGCATATTCGGGTGAGATTTTATACATAAATACACTTGATAATGCGGTCACAAGAGAAGCCGCTCAAACCGAAGACATTCGAATAGTTATTCAGTTAGGATAAAACATGGCGACACAATTTACTTCTAGTACATTATCGGGTCTCTATAACGACGATTATAGTGAGGCTGATAACTATTATCAGATACTCTTCAATAACGGGAGAGCGCTTCAGGCCAGAGAGTTAACTCAGCTACAGACGATGATCTATCAGGAGCTGGCACGCCTTGGAAAGAATATTTTCAAGGAAGGCGCAACTGTATCGTCGGGTGGTATGGCTGTTAATGCAGGCTACGAATGGGTTAAAATATCTGCTACGAATGCAGGGGGTGCTTTCGCAGATATTCCTGTTGGTACTGTATTCAAGAACCCTATCACCAACGTAGAAGCCCGTGTACTAGAAGTAAGACCTCGCAACGGTTCTGATTTTGTTCTTGACACAGTGTACGTACAGTATACAAACGCTGGTGCAGACACGATTGGTTCGACGCCAACAAGATTTGGCGATGGTGAAGTTCTATACGATCAGTCTGGCGGTGGTTATCAACTTACCACGGAAGTGCCTAACGCTACGGGTCAAGGTGTTAAGTTTACTGTTGGCGAAGGTGACTTCTTTATTCTAGGTCACTTTGTGCACACCACAGAGCAGTCTCTTATTCTTTCGCCGTATACGACGATTGCCAATGCGACCGTTGGATTTAAGGTTGTTCAGGAAGTTATATCAGTTAACGACACAACTGCATTATACGACAATGCGAATGGTATTGTCAATACCGCATCGCCTGGTGCTGATCGCTATCGTATTCGCTTACAACTTGTTACACAAGATCAAATTACAAGTGACGATACCTTTGTCTTTTTGGCTACGGTCGAAAACTCTAAGATTGTCGAAGAGCTTAAAGAATCTGACGCTTACAACAAGATTCAAGAACTGATTGCTATGCGGACTCATGAAGAGTCTGGTAACTACATTGTCAATCCTTTTGTTGTAAACATTCAAGACGCAGTGGCAGGCGACTCAAGCTTAGAGCTTGTTGTGTCTCCTGGGCTTGCGTATATCAACGGCTATCGTGTAGATAAGACTTCACCTACTAAACTTATCGTTCCTAGACCACAAGAAACCGAAACGGTTGAGAATGATGTAATTCCTATCGTCTATGGAAATTACTTCATTTCTGACAGTAACAGAGGTCTTCCAAATCTTGATGCGTCTTCTGTTAATCTGTATAATGGATTTGGAGCTACAGGCACGATACTTGGTACTGCTAGAATTCGCGCAGTAGAAGAAGATGGTGCAAATCATCGCGTATACGTCTTCGACGTGGCAGTGGATTCTGCGCAAAGCTTACGTAACGCAAAGAGTGTCGGTACAGGCGGCACTGACGTATTCAATCTAGTGAGAGAAGCAGACGGTGCAAAACTGTATGGAACTACAGACAACGATCTGCTGTTCCCGACTTCTCGCCCGCGCCCTGAGTCCTTTGCTGACGTTGTTCTCACAAAACAAATTCATGAAGGAAGCCTTGTAGCAGACGGAAGCGGTGTGATCACGCTTCAAACCCTTGCTTCTGGTCAAGCATACACTGACACTTCTCTTTGGATTGTTGCATCTGCTGACTCTTCTGCACGTGCGCATACAGTTGGTACGCCTACGAACAGCGGGCGTGATGTGCAAGTCTCTGGATTGGTTGCGGGCAAGACTTACGAAGTGCTTTCGTATGTGCAGAAGACTGCGACTCGCAAAGCCAAGACTCTTACCACTGCTACAGCAACACTTGCGAAACAAACCGATACGGTCAATGATGTGACCTATTATGAGTTTGCAGTGCCTGACATTTATGAAGTCGACTCTGCGAGAGCCAATGTTACGGGTGGTATTAACATGCTACCGAGCTTGTTGCTCGACGATGGTCAGCGCGACAACTATTATGCGAAAGGGCGCTTGATCATGAACGCCGCTGATAGTGCACCGCCGAATCTTTACGTCAAGTATCGCTACTTTGCACGTGGTGCTGGTGGTGATTTCTACGACGCTACTTCTTATGGGAACGTTCCTGTTGCATACAGAGATATTCCAAATCATACGCTAAAAGATGGTACGGTTGTAAATCTTCGCAACTACCTTGATTTCCGTCCAGACGAAACTGCGTTTGGTACAGCCGCCAGCATTTTTGATTTGCCGCGTAACGGAGACAATATCACTGCTGATGTTAGCTACTATTTGCCTCGCGCGGACAAGCTTTTGCTCACGCAGGAAGGCGAGATTCAATTGCTTCTAGGGCAGCAAGCCGCTAATCCTCAGTACAAGCAAGCGCCAGACAATGCTCTTGAGATTTACAAGATTCTTCTCAATGCAAACACGCTTGATGAAAACGATGTTCAGGTAACTCCTATTGAGCACAAGCGTTATACAATGGCGGATATCGCTAAAATTGAAGCTAAGTTGGACGATCTTGAAGAATTCACAACGCTTAGTCTTCTAGAACTTGAGCAAAAACTTAATGCGGCTCTTGACAGCGATGGTAATGAGCGTGTAGAAAGTGGTTCGCAAGTTGATGACTTCGGTGATCAGACTAGTGCTGATACCAATAACGACGACTATGCGGCGTCTATCGATCCCGAAAGTAAGTTGATTAGACCTCAAGTTGACGAAGATAACATTCGGCTTGTAATTGACAATACACTTTCTTCGAACATTTTGAAGAAAGGCGATAATGTTTATATCAACTACGATTCTGAAGAGTGGGCTTATCAGTCCGTTGCTTCGCGTTCGATCAAGATTAATCCCTTTGGGCTCGTTGATAACGTTGGTGTTATCAAGCTTTCTCCGACCACTGACGAATGGAAAGAATCAAAAGAAGACGCAGAAAAAGCTGTTGCAGGTTCGGCTCGCTTAGATAAAAAGCAAGCATTCCTCTGGAACAACTGGATGTGGAACTGGTTTGGTCGTAGTCTTGAAGATATTGATGTTAGCAGATTCAGCGAGCTTCGCTCTGTAAACCCAAGAATTCGTCAACGCGCACTTATTCAATTGCGTGAAAAGTACGCATCGACAGTAACGACTTCTCCGAGATATGGTAACGGGCGTTTTGTGTCTCGTGTGGTTCCTTCTGATACGCTTCGTGAAGTTGTTGGTAAGCGTATTATCGATCTAGCGTTGATTCCATGGATTCGTTCTAGAAAGATTTACTTCCATGCGAAGGGTCTTAAGCCTAATACGAAGTTTACTCCTTTCTTCGATGGGCAGAAAGTAACAGAATGGTGTCGACAAGAATCTTCGTTCGTTCAATATTCTGATCGCACAGATGATAACGGAAACAAGTATACGCATCAAGCTATCACTGCGCATCCGAGTGGTTCGTCTGAACTTATTTCGAATGCAAACGGTGAAATTATTGGATCGTTCTTTGTTCCCAATATTCGCCCATCTTACTACGTAAATCGTGTAAATGCAACTGCTAGACAGAAAGCGACGGGTACAAGATTTAGATCAGGTATTCGTGAATTCAAGTTGCTTGACATTGATACAAATGACTGGGCGGCGGCAGGAAGTAAAGCCTTTGCGTACTATGTTGCGCAGGGTGCGATCTGGAATCACTGGAACAATGTGATTTCAACAAGACCGACTGAGTACTGGTGGCCTTTAGCTAACTGGTCGAATTTCCCACAAGCGTATAATTCTAAAGAACTTCAGAATTATCTGAATCAGGTTCGTGCCGCTGAAGTTCAGCTTGTCGATCCTAAGCTTGCTGGTAAGTATGGTCCTGGAGCCGCTCCGCTTTCTCTTGCGGCTCTGAATGGGCTTGACGCTACTGGTCAAATGTCTCAGGTTCTTTCTGACTATATTGATGTGGATCAGAATCAGTTTGCATCGAACATTGTTTCGACAATGACTGCGCCTCAGAATCCTCTGGCGCAAACGTTCTACGTTGATAATCAATTTGGTGTGACGCTGACAAGCATTCAGCTATACTTTAGAACAAAAGACACTGGAAATCTACCCGTTGCGGTTCATTTGCGGCCCGTGGTAAATGGGCGCCCTTCGCACAATGAAATTGTTCCAGATTCTCACGTGTATCTGAATCCAAGTCAAGTGACTGCTGTTGGTACGAATCCTACGCTTTCTGTGATTCAAGAAAGACCTACAACATTTACGTTCGAAGAGCCAGTGTTCCTGAAGCCTTGGACTCACTATGCAATTGTTGTTACGTCTCAGTCTACTGAATATGAATTGTTCAGCGCTAAGACTCAGGAACCCGTGTTCGGTTCTACGTCTAGAATCGTTACAACGCAACCCGCTCCTGGTTCTCTCTTCTTGCCTCAGAACGGTGTGTTCTGGCTTGAAACGAAAGATCAAGATATCATGTACAGACTTAAGAGAGCGAAGTTTGATCTTGGCGGTGGCAGTTTGATTCTTAAGAATGCTAGACTTCCCGACAAGCTTCTTAAAGAGAATCCGCTTCAGATGTACAGCGGCACGAAGAAAGTGTATGTTCATCATATGTGTCACGGGCTTGAGCCTGGCGATCTTGCGTATGTTGATAGTGCAGAAGATATTGCAGGCATCACAGCCAACACATGGATCAATGGATCGCACGTTGTTGACTCTGCTGACGTAAACGGATATACTTTCCGTTACGATTCTGCTGGTGGTTCTGCACCTCTTGCGAATTCTTCTGCTATCGGTGGCGGCGATAAAGTTCTGTCGCGTCGAAACGCAATCTTTAATGTTGTGAATCCATACATTGAAACAATCGTTCCGAATAATACTTCGATTGACATTTCTGCTAAATTCACTGAAGGTAAGAACATTTCTAGCACACGTATCAATGCCGCGGGTCGATGGACGCAGGATGCTGAGTACTCGCGTATTACGCTCAAGCAAAACGTTGACTTCCAGACACCAAAAGCAATTTACAACTTCGCCGCCCAAGAACTTAATCTCGGTGCAGGGGTTGCTTCAACTTACGTCAAACTAGATTTGAAGACCGCGAACGATTATGTTTCTCCAGTAATTGATCTACAAAGAGCTTCTTACGTGCTTGTCGGCTACTGTCAGGACAATCCTGATGTGACGCCTCATATCAATGCTGTTGATGAAACACAACCTACAGGCGGTACGACAGGATCTAAGCATATCACGGCACCCGTGTTCCTTGAGCAAGACGCAGTTGGTATTGAAGCACGATCCCTTGTAAATATTCCTGACGCGGCTGATATTGTAATGTACTATCGAACCGCATCTTCTGATGAGAATATATACGAGAAGTACTGGACGCAACAGTCTCCCGTTGATGGCATTCCATACGACAATAGTCAAACGTATCGTGACGCACAATGGCTTGCTGGTGGAAAAGGTGGAACGCTCAAACCTTTCAACCAAGTTCAAGTTAAATTTATTCTGAAAGGTGCTGATGCCGCTCCTTCGTTGAGGAATCTGAGACTTAGATATCTGGCGGTATAATGAGCAAATATGTGCCGGTGAAAGGCTACTCTGGCTTAGTTCGTGATACAGAAACTAATGCATTAATCAATGTAAATAGTTCTGAAATCGAACAAGCCAGAGAGCGTAAGCGTCTCAAGCTCCAGAAAAAAGAAGAAGAGCAGACCCTTAAAATCAGAGTGGAATCGATTGAGAATGACTTAACAGAAATCAAAAGCTTATTAAAAGCCTTGCTTGAAAATTCTTATAAATAAGACATAATCGCTTTTTTGGTTGTCGAGAAATTAATGTCATTACGTCCTCTTAAACATTTTGGTGCAGGCGCTTTTAAAGAGCTTCTTACTTCTGAAGAAGACTACTTGGCTTATCAGGCTGGTTATCATCTTGGGCAGATGACAACCGATGATTTGTCTGCACTCTCAATCAACGATCAAGGTACCCTTGTCGGTATCTATGAGGACACTTTCTATACTTCTGGCATTGGTTCAATTCCTGGCGAGACCATCGCAAGAACATTCGAAGTAAACCATCTTTCTGATATCGAAAGTTCGATTCATACAACGACTTTCACTGAAGGCTATATTCCTCTGCCTTCGACAGTCTATGTTGGCGATACACTTCAAATTACCATTGCTGGCTCTGCCGCTAGCTCTGGTGCAGGCTTTGAAGAAATAGAATATCAGATTGGTCTTACGGGTTCTGCTCAGTATAGCATCACAAGCGTTACCTCGACTCCTACTCCTACGAACACAACTGGTCTGCAAGCCACGTGGGAAGATTATCAAAATGGCTCGTTGTCTGGTTCTTATCAGACAGTGTTTTCTATTCAGGTAACAAACACGGGTATTCTTAACTTTACCGTCAACGCTACTTCTACTGATCTTCAAAACGCTACGCCTAGCGCCTTTGATAACATTCAGTTCAACTCTGTACGCGTCGAGCCTCAGCAAAAGCCAAACACTGCTGGTGCAATCTACGAACTATACCAAAACGATGCAAACGTTTCTTCGCTTCAGACTTCGCCTCTAAAGAGAAATCCTTTCTACTGGAATCGGGCCGCAAACCCTCCAGGGCTGAAAGAAATGAGCGACGCTGAAATTGATATCGTTTGTGAAAGACTTCTTAAAAAGATTTTTGCAAACGATCTTCCTGGAACGTTTAGACTGTCGTCAGCATCTCCTGGTCCGGATTGGTCAGAGTTTCTCCAAGACGTTTTTGTTGACACACGTGGTGACGGAACGCGTCTCGGCTATTCTATCTGGATCAAAGTTCAAGGCATCAAGCCTACTCGCGTAAATCCTCTTTCTCCTCTTAGAGTCAATAATGAGTTTGGTGGTATTCGTGAGCTAAGCGAGCCAGAAATGCAGTTCACTTTCGGCGAAAGAATGAAGAAAGTGATCATGGATACTGGTATCGGTACGTATGAACTACGTGCTTCTGCTGATGGTCCTCCTACAGCACCAGGTACGTGGGAAGCAAGAGGTAGTGCAGTTGACACCATTCTTACCTACGAAGAAGAAAAGACCTATATTGCCACAGACAGCTATGAGTTAAACTATCTCACAGATTACGAAGCTACGTACACGGGTGATTACTCCGGCGACTATGTACCCACTTATGAAAGTGATTACATTGGTGATTATGTGCCCGACTATGCTGGTGATTACAGCGGCGACTACGAAGGTACGTATTCTGGCACGTATAGTGGTGACTATACGCAGAACTATCTGGGCGATTATCTCACAGAATACGTTCAGAATTACGAAGGTGAATTCACAGGCGATTATGTCCCGAACTACGAGGGTGTGGACATTCTTGAAGCCTATACAAGCGATTACGAAGCGGCTGACGCTGAAGAGCCTTACGTTGTTCCTTACGACGAAGCCGGCTATACTGGTAACTATATCAGCGATTACACTGGTGACTTCACAGAAGTTTATTCTGGCAACTTCACTGATACCTACATTTCTGACGTATACACTGGTAATTTCCTAGTTGATTACACTGGTGATTACGAGAGTGGTTACACTGGTAACTTCCTTGAGAACTATGTTGATGACCAATACACTGGTAACTTCTTAGAAGATTACATCGGTGACTTCCTTGAGCAATACACCGGTGACTTCTTGCAGAATTACGTTGATAATTCTTATATCGGCGAATTCACTGCTATCTACACTGGTGATTTTATTGAAACATATTCTGGTGATTTTCTTCAGAACTATGTTGATGATCAATACACTGGTAACTACACTGACGAATACACTGGCGATTTTCTTGTAACATACAGCGGTGACTTCTTACAGAATTACGTTGACGACCAATACACTGGTAACTTCACTGAAGTTTATACTGGTGATTTCCTTGAGCAATACACTGGCAATTTTACTTCAGAATATGCTCAAGACGTTTATATTGGTAATTACGTTAGCGATTACACTGGTGACTTTTTAACACAATACACAGGAAACTTCTTAGAGAACTATGTACAAGCGCAGTACATTGGCAATTACTCAGAAGTTTATTCTGGTGATTTTATTGAAACATATTCTGGTGACTTTACTCAGAACTATGTTGATGATCAATACACTGGTAACTTCCTTGATAATTACACTGGCGATTACGTTTCAGACTATACAGGTGACTTCACTCAAAACTATGTTGATGCTCAATACACTGGTAACTTCACCGTAATTTACACCGGTGATTTTCTTGAGCAGTATACCGGGGACTTTGTTTCTGAGTATGCTCAAGAAACTTACATTGGCAACTATGTTAGTGACTACACTGGCGATTTCCTCACGAATTATACAGGCAATTTCCTTGAGAACTATGTTGACGACCAATACACTGGTAACTTCTTAGAAATTTATTCTGGTGATTTTCTAACCACGTATTCTGGTGATTTTCTTCAGAACTATGTGCAGGCGCTTTATACCGGTAACTTCCTCCAGAATTACACCGGAGATTACGTTGCAAATTATTCTGGTGATTTTCTTCAGAACTATGTACAAGCACAGTACACTGGTAACTTTATATCTAGTTACACAGGAGATTTTACTGCGCTTTACACTGGTGACTACGAATCTCTGTACGTTCAAACAAACTACACCGGTAACTATGTCAGCGATTACACTGGCGACTTCTTATCACAGTACACCGGCGACTTTTTAGAGAATTACGTTGACGATCAATACACTGGCAACTTTACAGAAAATTATGTCGATGATACTTACACTGGTAACTTCATAGTTAATTACACTGGTGATTACGAGTCAAGTTATGCAACCACATATGCAGTTTTGTATG